TATATTAGAATTTTTATTTGAGTTTTTTCTTTCATATTTTCTCCTTTCTAGTACGCAGGACTTCCAAAATGTTTTGGGTGTATTTTCCATCTTTTAAAAAATGTTCTTGCTATTTCTTCAAAAATATAATTATTTAAAGATATTCCATCTTTTGTTTCTTTATCTTCAAATTCAACAGAAATCCATTCTACTTTAAATTCCTTATCACAATTACTCATATCATATCCAGCATAATAAAAATCTTTGTAATAATCATGTGGCATTGTCCTTTTATTTGGACTTATATGATAACACATAATCATATTATCTTTTAACAACACATTTATATAAATTTTTTTGTTTTTTTCCAATTAAACCACCTCCAATTAGCCAAAGAACATAATGTATGAAGAATTTATATATTCAATCGTATCTTCATTCTTTATCTTTATAACTTCATTTCTTTTTATTTTGTTTTCAAATTGTTTTATATTTTTACAATTTAATATTTCAACATCTTCAAATAAAAAATCCATAGTTTTCAAATATTTTAATTTTAGCATTATTTTTTTAGCTCCTCCAACAATTCTTTTAAAGTTATTATTTTTATTTTTAATTCTTCATTATTAGGAAATTCTTTTTTTAATTTTTCTAATACTTTTATTTTGTGTTCTATAAAATCTATTGGTATAACTTCTTGCATAGTAATCATAATTGCATTTTTTCTCTTTTAATTCCAAATAATACATTTTCTGGAATATTTTTTATATAATTATACATTTTCATTGCTCGTTCTATTGTTTTTCCATTTCTTAATCCCATTATTATTCTCCTTTCAAAGCTTTTCTTATTCTTGTCATTTCAATTCCTTCCATCATCATTTGAGATTTCAATATTTCAGCTCTTTCTTCTGGAGAAATATCGTATGGGTCTCTACCTTTTCCATTTAAAATTTCTTTTGGAAAAATTCTATTTTTATTTATAAAAGCTCTATAAAATATAAGTTCTTGTTTTCTAAAATCTTCTAAATAAACTGAAAACATATATCTAAATTCAATTTCTTGTGATTTAGTTAATTTTGTATAATATTTTACTCTTTTTTTGCATTTTTTATATAATGGTGCACTATCAAAAAACGAAAATAATATTTGAGATGCCAATCGTTCTTCTATATCATCTCTCAATTCTAATTCTACTTCGTTTATTTCTTTATCATTTATTTCATCTTCTGAAATGTTATATTTTTTCATTAATTTTTTTAATAATTTATCAGCATTTTCTTTTTCTCCATTAACTCCTCTTTTGGCTAATTCTTGTAATTTTAATAATAATTCTTTTTTGTTATCCATTTTTTTACTCCTTTCCATGTGGAACATTACAATCCTAAAGTCAATAAATCAAAATATGTATAATGTCCGTTTTTAAACCAAACTCTTCTTGCTATTTGATTTGCTTTATTTCTTTGATACCCATTACACATCAATAATTTTACAAATCTTTTTCTTTTTAAATATTTTATTTCACATTCAAGTTCAAGTTCAAAAGTACATTTATCTAATGATTTTGCAAAATCTGACATTGCAATTCCTACCTCTTTTGCTGCACTTGAAAATTTTTCAAAACTTTCTATTGCTTCTGATGTTTCTGATATTTCTGAAACACCTTTTATTTCTGAATACTCTCCATCTTCATCTTTAAAAAATAAATTTCCTTTAACACTACTCTCTAATGGCATCATTATATTTTATATTCCTTTTTAAATATATCAATATTAAAAATTAAATCATATAAAAACTCTGAATTAGATGGAGCTTTAGGATATAGTTTTTTAAAGTTTTCGTTTTTCTTGTATGATGAAGTTATTGCGTGTCTTATTGCTCTTTCTACTGCTGATGGAGAAGTAGAATTCTCTATTTTTTTATAAATTATTTTATATATAGCGGTAATTTTTGTATGTGTTTTTTGCCTTTTTAAAATATCAACTGCTTTTAAAATATAATGATATCCTTGTAAATTTGAATAAATCCCCAATTTAAACAATAATAACTTTAATTGAAAATTATTCTTATCATTTTTTTTATTCTTTTCAGTTGTAACATTTTTATCTATACACCTTATAAATTCTGATGTTTCTACAATTCCTTTTTCGCATGGGTATTCACAACCATGACAGTTATCATCAATAAATTTTTTTAATTCTTTTTCCATATTTATCCCCCTTTTATATTTTATCTTCTTCATTTAATACAAATTCATATAGTCTTTTTAACTTATTCTCAAATTCTTCTTCTTTCGCAAATGGAATACTAGCAACTTTCCTATATCCCATTGAATAAGTAGCAACTATTCTTATTGCATCTTCTATTGTGCCTGTTGAACCAAATTTTTTATAAATTTTATCATGATATTCTTTTCTAATCTTAGCTGTACCCACTTGCCTTCTAACATATATTGTATCTTTTAATTTTAGCTCATTCATCATTTCTTCTTTTAATTCTTTTTTTAATTCTTTTTTTAATTTTTCAATATCATATTCCAATGCTATTCTCCTTTTTCTAAAATATCATATAATTCAAATATTTTTGTTGCAATCTCACTACATTTTTTCATTGTTTCATCATATTGCTTTTGGTTGTCTGTTTGTAATCCATGATGTGTTCTTCCTAATGTTGCATAATATCCGCCTTCCCAATTTATTTCTACATCAGGGCTTAATATTTTTTTAGGTTGATTTCTAGTTCCTCCTACTTCTAATTGATATAATTTACAAAGTATATTCACTAATATTCCTCCTTAAAATCTTCTTTTAAACTATTAATACAATCATTAAACATGTGTACTGCTTCTTCTGAAGTTATTTCTTTGTTTATTGTAGTATCTCTTCCTAGATATTTATACCAACTAATTTTAATGTCTTTATATTTGAAATTAAATTGTTGTTCTATATCTTCATTCCAATCATAAGCTTGTGCTTGAAAAACCTTATTAAAGAATTTGTTTCCTGAATTATCAAAAGGACTATCATATAATTCATTATTTTTATTTCTCATTACTCTTGATAATTGGTTATCTATTTCATTTAACAAAGCTATAACATAATGAGGGCAACTATATTGTTGATTTTGATTTGTATTAAACATTAAATTTCCTAACTCCATATTAATCCTCCTTTCTTATATAATAATCACAACTTGTTAATGTATGTTTAAATTCGCATTGTGATACTAATTCATCTTTTTTGAAATTATTATTTGCTATATGTCTTTTACAAGTAAATTTATATGGGCAGCTAATCGCTACGCAAAATGTCATATCATGTGTCATATTATTTTCTCCTTTCATTAAATACATTATATTACATTAAAATAAATTCGTCAACACTTTTTTGAAAAAAATTAATTATTTTCCATAGGTTCATATATTCCTAGTTCTTCTTTAGCTTCTGGCAATAATAAAATCTTCTTCATGTACCAAATACCATTTGATTTTATAAATGTTTCTCCATAATTTGTTTGTAATAAATTATTCATATCTAAAGTATTAATTTTTCCTCTACCATTGCAATTAAGTTTTATGTATTTATCATAAGCTTCTTTGAATATACTTCTTCTTAATCTTAAACTTGGCATAGTATCATCTTTTACATAACAACATTCTTCTATAAAGTTTAATAATGTATTGTTTTCTTTTTCATATGCTATTCTTTCTCTTGCTAATTTTTCAGGTTCTATAAAATGATAATTATTATTTACTACTTTTTGCAATTCTTGAATTGCTAATGCTAATATTGTGTTTTTTTCTTTTAGCATCTTTTCAAAAAGCATTGGGTCTTGTTTTTCTTTTGGTATTACATTGTTACAAAATACTGGCATAATTCTTTCATATACCCATTTTCCAGTATCTCCTCCAAACCTTGGTAACTTATTACAATTGAACCATAAAAATCCTTTAAAAAGGAAATTGAAGCTATTTTTAAATTTAAAATCTATTTCTATTGCATCTCCACCAGTTAATTGCTTAAAAATACTCATATCTTCTATTCTTTGATAGCTCATATCATTACAACCAGCTAGTCTTTTTTGATATAACGATGCCGTTCCGTGTTTATCATTTACTTTTTTTAAATCTATATTAGATACATTATTATAACCAACTAAGTATTCTGCTAATCTCTTTAATTGGGATTTTCCAGTATTCCCCTGTCCAACTAAGAATAGGGCTTTCTTCGTTCTGTACGCATAAACATTTGAAATAGCAACTCCTAAACATTGCATAAGTAATTCAAATGTTTCTATATCATCATCACAAAGTGTCATCATGTAATCAAAGAAAACTGGAGCATCTGCTGGTGCATTTTTTATATCTTCATATTTCGCTGGTATTTGTATTGTTGATAATATATCAGGTGTGTGTGGTAATAATTCATTTGTTTTTATGTTATATAATCCATCTTGAAAATTAATAATATCTTCATTATTGTTTAAATCTTCGTATTCTACAAAGTTCATTTCTGTTTTTAATTCATAAAGAACTTCGTTTATATCTTTAGAGTACCTTAATTGATACGGTATAAAACTTTTTATAAATCCTTTCATTTCATCATCTGAAATAAATTTATAATATCCATTTGTATAAACATAGATAAGAGGTTGCTCACTAGCAGCACTTTTAACAAAAACATATTTTAGATTTTTTTTGATAAAATCTGCAAGTTCCATGGGAAGTACCTTATATTTTCTTGAAATTGAACCATCTCTTTTTCTAGTTTCATCACATTTTATCCATTTATTATTTGTTTCGTTGATAAAAAATTCTTTTTCATTAGCTTTTGCTATATATTCCATGGAAAAGCCCTCCTATTCTTTATTGAAATAATAATCTAATTGCTCCTGCATCTCTGGAGTGTTAAAGGCTGTTTTATTCTTCAAATTGATTAAGGACATTGCTAACATTTTTTTACATTTGCAACCATTAAATATTAAACTCAAAAATCTTTGAGTAACACCTAATATGTTTGCCATAGAAGCATAAGTTCTTCCATCTTTTAGTTCTTCTCTCTTGTCATCTTTTATAATATACATTTTACAATACCTCTCTTCCATTGTTTTCCATTTTATTTATTATATCTCTAATATCATCAAAAGTATGACCTCTATTTATATAAGCTACAAATATTCCAAGTAACCCAATTTCTAAATCTATTTCACTACCATAAATTTCTACGATTGCTTTATCGGAATATATATCTTGTTCAAAATGTATTATACAACTTTTATCTTTATATCTTCTTTTGGGTTTTTTATTTTTAGATTTTTTAAAAATCATATTTCTTTACCTCCATCTTTCAATCCTATTCTAATATATATGTCAATAAAATTAGAGTAGTTGTTTAAAAATTTTTTGTAAAACAGGCACACAAATCGAATTTCCGAGCTTGCTTATACAATTGTGTATTGCTAGTTGGTACATTTGCTGCTTTTTCAAAATCTTCATCACTAAATCCCATAAGTCGCCAACATTCTTTTGGTGTTAGTTTTCTTATTCTTATATCTGACAATACTTTTTCTTCTTGTTGTGTTAAGGTTGGAGCTAAACCATTTTCATCATATACCCTATTTGCTTTTTCATATACTCCATCTTTTTCTTCAAATGTCATTATACTTTCATCAAATTCATCTGTTTCGATATGTAATATTTCCTTTAATTTAAACCAAATGTCCGGACTTGGAATTGAAAAACAATTATCTTTTCTAAACCAATGTGCTATTGTTGTTGCAGGAATATTAAATTCTTTTTCTAACTTTTCATTACTTATATCTTGGTCTATTTTTGCATTTCTCAATATTTCTTTTAATTTTTCTACATCAACTGGATATTTTCTTACTTTAACCTTTTGAACAATCTCATGAGTAATAATTTTAGGTTCTGTATTTCCACCACCCATTGTTGTTAATGTTGGACTTAATCCTTCTGTACTATAAACTCTCTTTATTTGGTCTATTCCTTTTATATCTAATTTACCTACTTGTACGCATTTAGGGTCTTTTCTTCTAGCCAATATAGTGTCGCAATATTCTTTTTCTTGTATTCTCTTTTTTTCTTGAACAAATTTACTACTTTTTATTTTTTCGATTTGAAGATTGTTTAAATAATATTTTTCATCAACTTCATCTTCTAACATATCTTTAAGTCTTAATTTTAATGTTTCTTTTTCTGGAAATAAAAACTTTCCATTATCTATATCTTTTCTAATACTAACAGTATATACTCTTTCTCTATTTTGTGGTATTCCATAATCTTTTGCATTTAAAACATCATAATAATTATTATATCCCAAGCTTTCCATTATACTTAAATAACTATCAAAATTATGTCTATGTTTTTTACTTAATAGATTTTTTACATTCTCCCAAATTACATATTTTGGTTTGCAATATGTAACAATATTAATTGTATTCCACATTAAACTACTTCTTGTTCCTGTTCCTAAATCTCCACCTGCTTGTTTCCCTGCTACTGAAAAATCTTGACAAGGACTTCCATGAGTTATTAAATCAATATTTTTAGGTAACTTTGTAATATCTATTTTAGTAATATCTCCTAAATTTTTTTCTTCTGAAACATTATGTATTGCAGAATAACTTTTAACTGCATATTTATCTATTTCACTAAATCCTATTAATTCATAATCTATTCCTATATTTTTTAGTGCTTTTTCAAACGCACCTATTCCTGTGAATAAACTTAATACTTTCATATTTCTTCTCCTTTATTTTTTTAATCACAAAGTCCATCATACATTGATGCTTTTTCTTCTATTTCATTAATATATTTTAAAAATGTATCACAAGCTTTACTATCTAAAGTAACTTTAGTTTTATTTTCTTTATCTATTGCTGCAATTCTAAATAATTCTTTTATATTTTCAATATCTTTTATCATATCTTCACTCATTTTTCTGCTCCTTTCTCTAAATACAACTTAGTTCTCTTTGATATTCTTTCCATTTAATCCAATTAAGTTCAAATTCTTGTAATAATATAGCTTTTAATTCTTCATCTCCATACCCTCTTGACTCTAAAGTATCAAAATCATAAACTGACCATTCTTTCTTTTTTAGATTAAATAAAACAACTTTGTTATTATTTGAGTTATAATAGAAGAAACCATTATCAGTCCAGATTTTAGAATACCCTAATTTTATGAATAAATTTTCAGCACTAATTTTATCTCTGTCTATCATACTCTATCCCTCTACTTTCTCATAAGTTTTTTCAAATATATCTGGCTTACATGGATAAAACTCTCCATTTACTCCTTTGATAATATAATCTTTTAAATTTGCTTTCATATCTCCTTCTAATGTCTTTATTATTAATGAGCCTAATGTGCAACCTCCATTATCAAATCTAATGTAAAAGTTTTTTCCTTGTGTTTTTACTCCATCTGACTCACATTGATAATTTGTTCCTTCTAAGAAATTATATGTATCTACTACATTTTTTCCGTTCCATTGTATTGCTTCTATTTCTACTTGTAATTTTCTATATTTACCCATACTACTATTCCTCGCTTTCTAGTAATTCTTGTAATCTCTTTTTTATATCTAAAGATTTTGTGTTCATTGCTCTTAATCTTACTATTTGATAATCATTTCTTCGGTCACTTGTATAAATATTCGAATTGTTAGATATTATTTCTTTGGTCTTTTTTATATCATAATCAATTCTATCTATTAAATCTTTTACTTTTTGAAGTGAAATTGAATTTGAATATCTTTGTACTAATAATTCATTTATTTTCCTTTGTGTTGCTTCTTGATTTTTTAATTTCTCATTTTCTTTTTGTAGTTTTTCTACCTTAAACTCTAATTCGCAGTTTTTATTGCTCATTTCTGTTTGTTCTTCTCTTATTTCTTCACAGTATTTTTTCCAGCCTTCTATGTCTTTTCTTAACAATTCATTCTCTTTTAATACTCTTTTATAATCTGATAAAATATTGTCTATTGCATTATCTAATTCAAGACATTTATAAATGTCTCCTATTTTCCAGCCTCCACATCTACCATCTCTTTCTAATTTATCTCTTTGCATTTCATTGTTTTTAAATTTTTCTAATATTTCTATATTTTCTTCTATACTATTTTTCATTCTTCCTCCATTTCTAATGTGTTTAGTAGCATTTGTTTTAAATCATTTAAAACTGGCCTAATATTTTTATGTAACTCATCATTATAATGCTTAAATTCTTCACTTTCTACCATATTTGAAAAGCTTGTACCAATATTTAAGATTGGCTCTTTCTCGTCATTTATTGTAATATAACATTCTATTTTTAATATATTAACTCTATCTTCTCTACTATTTTCTTTCACTTAAAATACCTCAATTTCTTCTGCTTTTTCTGTACTAACAGTTTCACAAACTTTTAAATTAAAGAATGTAAACTCTTCTGTTTTATAATCTATTTTTAAGTCTACTTCACACATTGTTTGTTTTAAACATTCAAATATCCATAAAGGTAATTTAATATATTTAGGGTAATTATGATACTTTGCAACATAATCATGTATTCTATTATTAACAATACATTGTAATTCTAAATATTCGATACAATCTTTAGTTGTTCTTTTATTTATTTTTTCTTTCACTATGTATCACTCCTTTTTAAATCATAAATTTTGTTTTATCATTTAACATTTTAACAATTCCTTTAATAATATCTTTAACTATTTCGCTTTGTTTATTATGGCAAATTGAATATTCCTTTATATTAATTTTATCAAATTCAATATTAACATCATTCATATAATTTGTTATTAATGTTTGTACTTCTTCTGGATGCAATGTTTTTACCTCGTGTATTATAGAAAATCTACGGATTAATGCTTCATCTATCATATCTTTACGATTAGTAGCTCCTATTACAATTATTTCATTATCTAATAAATCAAATGATTGCATAAGGCTTATTACAACCCTTGACATTTCTCCTAAATCTTCTTTACCTCTTTTTATTCCTATTGCATCTATTTCATCTAACATAAGTACACATTTTTGTCTTGAAACATATTCAAAAACTTTATCAATATTTTTACTTGTTCCTCCTAATAAAGAAGTTATACATTGTGAAAAATTTAAATAAGCAAATGGCAACCCCAATTTATATGCAACATATTTTCCAAAAGTTGTTTTCCCTGTACCTGTTTCTCCGTATAATAATGTAGTGTTTAAATATCTTATTCCAAGTTGTTTTAATTTTTTATTAGTATTATTAGTCATCTCTATTTGTTTAAAAATTCTTTTTTCTTTATCTGTTATAAAATATCTATTTTCATTAAAAGAAGCACTTACATCTTCCATTTTTAAAATTCCTTTTATATCATAAGGTAATTCTATAAAATTAGGTTGTGTTTCAAGTTCTTTTTTCATATAATCACAAAAATACTTGTTACTTGCAGCATTTTCCTTTTCTAGTATAACTTTTACATAAGATTTTGCTTTTGATAAATCGTTATTGACTACACTTCTAATTAAATTTTTTACATTTTCATTTAATGCCATATCTTATTTACTCCTTTCCAGTTCTTCTAAAATTCTATCAATAGCATAGCAATAAGGATAATTTCTATTGCCCATACCTTTTAAAATATTTGACCAATCTTTTAATAACTTTTTATTATATTCTAAATCGTCATTATATTGCTTTTTTTCTATATAGTATTTATACCAATATTCGCTTTTTTCTGTTGAGGTCATTGTTTTATCTAATATTTCAGTTATAGCTTCTTTTAACTTTCTATTTTCATTATCTAGTTCGTGATTTGTTGTCATGACCCAACAATTTTGTAAAGTATTTTTTGTTTTTTTAGATATTTCCTCTTTACTCATATCTTATTTACTCCTCTCTCAAATCATATTGTTCTATATTTTCTAAAGCTTCCTCAAAATTATATCCTAAACAAGGGTCAAAATAACTTTCCTCTTCATCACCGCTGCAAAAAGCCCAGCCGCCTTCATATCCGCTCATTTCTCCACCTCTCCTTATAGTCTCGTACCACACTTCTACATTTTTATGCCCTAATTTTTCTAGCTCTTTTTGTATTTTTTTAGCCTTAGGTGTATTATTCACTTTTTTATCTGTATATCTTCCCATATCTTATTTACTCCTCTCTAATATATATATTTTAATGAAGTCCCTTCTCTTAATAACGAGCCTATATAATTTGCATCTGATATTTTAAATTTATTTGCTTGATTATAATCTGATGTAAATATATAATCAGCTTCAAAAGTTACTTCATTATTTTCACAATTTACTCTTGGATATAATGAAAATTCCTTTAAATATAATTCTTCATATTTTATAATACAATAATTATATTTAGGTTCCCTATCTTCACAGATTTTATTTTCGTCCATATCTTATTCACTCCTTTACTTCTACAATATTGTTTTCAGGGCAATACCATATTCGCCCATCATCTTGTTTTATGTGTACTGTCATATCTCTTCCTGTTGGTTTAAAATGTTTTATCACTACTCCAATATGTCCATCATATGTTGCTACTCTTCTTCCTATTAATGTTTTTAACATATCTATTCTCCTCCTAAATCATTTATTTTTACAAGCTCTAATATTATTTTTATATCTATATTAGGAATTATTTCATGTATGCGTTCTGCTTTATATTTTTGTTTAAGCTTTTTTACAATTTTCTTTGCTTCTTCTTTTTCAACTTTCTTTATTTGAAATCTATACTTTCTTGCATCATTTCCAATATACTTGAATAAACAAATACTAGCTTCTTTTTCTGTTGTCTCACAAATTCTTGGAAATTGAAACTCTTTTTTAAAATCATTCCAAATCATATATCTATATTCCATTTTCTCCTCCTACTTTATATCCTCTGGTTAAGTATTCTTCTTTTGTCAATATTATTTCTATATCTTTTTCATGTAATTCTGTTTTATAATCATTTATAAAAATTAAATTACCAAAACTGGTTATCCTTACTTCGTCTACTAAATGTCCGTTTACTATATCTCCAACTTCTATTAAATCTATTAAGTTTTTGCTGTGTTTTACTATTTTTTCTCCGTCGTCAAAATAATAAAATTTATTTTCAAATGTTTTTCCATTTCCTAATAAAACTTTATTTGTATCTTTTTTTCCATCTAAATTTTCTAACCAAGCAAATATAAATATTTTGCCTTTATTAGTTCTTCCATATTCTCCTATATCAATTGACATTTTAATTATCTCCTTTCGTCTTGTTATTCTTATCTTGATTTTCTGCCACACATCGGGCAATATTTATTTGGAATTTGTATATATTGAAGTCCTGTTTTATTTATTATTTCATGCTCTAATTGTTCAACTTCTGTTAATGGTGCTAATATTGGTTTACTATATCTTTCTACTTGCACATAAATTTTAGCATTACAAAATTCACACATCTTTATTTTCCCTTTCTAAAAATTGTTTAAATTCAATATATTCTTTACAGTTACAACAATCATTATTACAATATACATATTCTGGACAACAGATAGGACAAATTGTATAGCCCATTTCCTCTGCTAAATCATCTCTCCAATTCATTGTTTAGTCCTCCTAACTATAAATCTTCTTCTGCCCAACAAAAATCTTCCCAGTCTCCGCAATAATATATTTTTCCACATTCTTCACATTCAAAAACTGCTTGTCCTAACAAACTTACATCAAATTTGTTTTCTTCATCTACTAAATCAAATACTCTGTGAGTTGCTTTTCCTCCACAATCACATTCAAAATAAAATTCTTTATTCATTTTTATTCCCCTTTCCTTTTTTAAGATAATCACATTGTATATATATTTTTAGGAAATGTCAATACATTTTTTAGAATATTTTTATGCTTTTATGTAAATAAGTTCTGTTTTGCCTTGTTTTATCACACTTTTTTATCTTAAATTTTATAAAAATTTTTTCATTTTTTTATTATTTTTTTATTATTTTTTTGAAAAGTAAAATTTAACCAAGTGTCAGTTTTTGCAATTTGGAATATTTTGTAAAATTTACTTTAGTTTCTTGCAGTTTATTTTCATCAGGGCAATTACTTGCCCTTTACCCTAATGTAAAAAATTTACAAATGCTCGTACCCGTTGAAACTCTAAGGAAATATTTTTTGGGGCAACAGGGCAATT